GCGCGTAATTCTTCAGCCACGGCTTTCAAATAAAAATAACTATTTTGTTGGCCTACTCTCATCCTTGAACTGCCTGTTATTCCAATGTAATCCACCATAATGACATCAGGAACAAAACGTTGTTTTAATTTCAATTCATTGATAATATGTTTGAAATGACCTGCATGTGCTGAACCTGGAGGATATTCTTTTACTTTTATCTTGCCATAAGATTTCGCTCGAAGTTTCTCAACCTCATCAATGAACGTTTCACGCCCTAGCCTACCTAATTCATTAATTGGAGTTTTCAACATATTAGCATCCATTCGCTTCAGAATCTCTTCCTCACGCATCTCCAAAGTGAAATAAAGCACATTGTAACCTGCTCGTGCATAAGCGCAAGCAAAATGTATCAAAGACAAAGTTTTACCGACATTCACCCCTGCAACAACAACATTCAATGTCTTTCGACTGACTCCGCCATTGGTGATATCATTCAACAGATCGATATCAAAAGGAATCTTACTTTCTGGTAATGTATAATAATCATAACGAATCCCTGCATCATCATATATGTCCATGCCTATGTGGCTATCGAAACTTACACTCACCGCCTCCTTTATCATATCAGGAATGGCATGCGGAGTCATAGTTTTGTCAGTGCCATCGTATATCGAAATTGCCTTCACGATGGCATTATAGATGGCTTTCGTTCTACAGAATTCTTCTGTCTGTTCAATCAGCCATTTAGAATCAGTCGGTCGTTCAATTCTGAAAATATCACGAATAATAGATTCGGCTTCAGCAATCTCTTTTTCATTTAGACTATCATGATTGCGAATGTCAACCAGTAAAGTAGTTTTATTAGGCAGGGTATTATATTCTAAAAGATAAGAACGAATGGTTTCGAAAACTGCTCTTTCGACCTTATCATTGAAATACTCGCTCTTTAAGAATGGTAATACTTGACGCACATAATCTTCATCTTGAACTAAAGAACTTAAGATAAGTTTTTCATTCGTAATATCCATCAGCTACCCACAACATTACCATACACATGAATATGATTACGCGTCGCAACATAAAATCCGCGACGCATTGCTTCGTTGGCAATCTCTGCTATACTCGGCGATTCTTGCTGTTCTTTAGTTGCACCAACAGGCATCACCCACAAACTCCAAAATCTATCTTTGCTGATAAGCTCAGCCAATTTGTCCGTATAGCTATCAAGCTCATCCCAGCATTCTTTAGTGCCGTTTACCACAAATTTTAAGATGCCTGTGTCAGAATAATGCATATATTCTTCAATGACATCTAAATAGACTGCATTCTTTTCTCCGCTTACCGTGAATAATTTCGGAGAACAAGAAATAGTTAATTCAAAATCCCTATCATAAAGAAATTTCTTGAATTCTTCAGTCAGAAATCTGGTAGCATTAGTTTCAATTGTAACAAGTTTAGGACCAAATGCGCCAAATCTCTCATTAGCTTCATTGAGAATAGCCATCATGGCTTTCTGCTGAAGCATTGGCTCCCCACCAGTGAAACAAAGTTGAATTTCTTGGCCAGTTCTTCGATTAAACCAGCCTTCAGCCATTCCAAAACGTTCAACACCAAGACGATATAATTCATCAACTAATTCTTTTTCATTCCAATCTTTAGCTAAGTGTTTAAATCTCGTACTCCAACTATAACTCGAATCACAGCCATATTCAAACACAGGAAGATCTTCCATGCGTTTGATGTTACTAATATCTATCGTCTGGTATGGCAATACATAAGTTTCTGGATTACAAGGATCTTTTTGGCCGAAACCGTTACATTTCAAATTACAACCAAAAAATCTAACCCACAGACTCGGAACACCTGCAAAAGGCCCTTCACCTTGAAAACTTGCAAAAACCTCACTGGTTCGAATTTTCATGAACTCACCTCTTAATTTAACATACCATCTATTTTAATTTTATTCAAAAAAATTGTCAAGCGCCACAAAACTCTCACGTTTGACTCTATTACTTTTAACAAATTTTCCGAATTCGCGATACCAGGCTTCATAATCATTAAAATCTTTTACATGTTTAATCATACCTAAAGGAGAATTATCATTTTCTGCTTGTTGTAAAATTCTTTTTACTTGTTCAGCGAATCCAACAAGTTGCCAACAAGTAGTCAATACAGTATTGGCGTGAACGACAGGTCTTATATCATCTGGAGCATTGTTAATCGTGTTGGCAATACTACGAACTTCTTTTACAAGATGATCGATAAATCTTTCTTTGTCTAAATTAGGAACATACTTATGGTATATGTCACAGAAATAATTGTAAACTTTTTCAAACATTTTCCTTACATCTTCAGGGTCTTTCCCAACTTCTTTACCTTCATCGTCCGTGAATCGACCCATCATGTAACTCATACTAAAAGAAGTGCTATCAAAACTAATTGTAAGATCACTAGGAAGTAATTTACTTTTCATGATATACAAAACTGGCAACAAACGTTTCACACTCCCAAATCCCAATAAATGGACATGTTTCTTAGTTTTTTCAATACCGAAATCCTTCATGATCCTATGATAACCAACGAGCATTTCTATGGATTCTAATTGCCCATTACCTAAACAAATACATGCCATAGAAACGCCACCAATCTTTTCAAAATGTTTATCTGTTAGAATCTTAGATCCATCATCAAACCACTCATACATGTCCTGGTGATTATTACCTTGTACAATATAATGAACTAATGTATCAGTTTTAAATTTATCAAGAATTTCAATCTGTTCTTTGATATTATTTGCGGTTTTTATGGCTGATTCTTTCTTGAGTCTGGGATAATAAAGTCTATTCCCTATAACAGTACGATTACTCTTGGGATCAAAAGCATCAACAACCCTCACAGGAATTTCATCAAAACACATTGCAAAATCAGCACAACTTTGAGTGCTGTAGATTTTATACTTCATCTCATCATCAATTTGCTTACCCAACGTCACAATCTGTAAGCCACCTGAGTCTGCATATAATTTCTCGAACCCAAAAGTATTATATTTACGAAGCCATTCACCCACATGCTTTTCAGCGAAAGCATTAAACAAAACATCTATACCAAATTTTACATCATCAATTTTTTTATTAATATCAGTCCTTATTAGATCTATACCTTCTTTTACTATCCCTACAAATTTAATATACTCCTCGGGATTATCCCTCTCCCAACTACAAGAATTTAAGCAAAACATGCCTGGAGCACTGAAAACATATCTGAGCTTCATCTACTCGTCCCCAAAATAATAAGGATTTTCTTTAGTCGAAAATTCAAATTCTGTTTCTAAAAGTTCTCTATTTTCTAAATCAAGAATGAAAACTTTATTAGGAGGTAAAGAAAAAGATCCTTCGAAACGAACACTGCTTATATTCAAATCATAATCATAAAACAAAGGCGAAATTTCATTCCTGAAAACATAGAGCATATCACCTTCTTGAAAGACACAAGCAAAACTACCATTTATTTCACTTAGATTTTTAAGCCAATCATCTTCTAATAATTCAAGCAAAATAAGTTTCGTGTCCCACGCTTCTTCGGTATTATGCTTTTTCTGAAGGCGTTTTACATCGAAATCTTTCACAATACCATTATGCCAAAGTCTTCTCCCATATAATTCCGCAGGGTGAATACTAGAAGCATCACGTACTTCTGTTGTTGGTGCTTGAACATGACAAATTTTATATCCTACTTGATCAGCAAGTGAAACATCAAACTTACCAAATCGCCGAATTGGTTCATCGCCAAAACGAGTAAAACTAAAACTATGGCTTCCTCGATAGCTATTTAGCTTTGAAAGCTCAATGAGTTTATCTCTTTCGAAACTACAAAATATACCACACATAGTCACCTCACCATTGAATATCAATTGCATACTTGATAGGATCAATCAACCCTACCTTCTTGAAATTGGCAATACGTTCAGCGCAACTAGGGCATTTACCGCAGCTCACATCTTCAGTAGGATTATAACATGTAATTGTAGTTTTGAGTAAATCAACGTTACCATCAAGCTCTTGTAAGAGAGCAATTTCTTGAGCTTTATTTTTGTCTACAAAAGGAGCATAAACGCGAATCTTCTTCTGGCGGTTTTGTGCCAATACATTATTAATTGCATCTACAAAAGCGGGAGTGGTATCAAAGAAAGCATATTGATCTTGTGCTTGCAAACCTGTTACAATCAAATCAAGATCATTCGCTTCAGCGTAACTTGCAGCAATCATGAATAGGATTGCATTGCGATTGGGGATATATGTAACAGGCTGTGGATCAGCAAGCACGTCTTTGATAGTTGGCATTTCTTTACCGCCAACTATATTAGCAGTTACATCGCGGACTATATCACCCAAAAAAGAAATATCAATGACAGTATGGGATTTAAGACCCAGTTTTTCTGAATTTATTTTAGCATACTCAAGTTCTATACTTTGTTTTTGACCATAGAAAAAACTCAATGAATGGACATTTTCTTTACCTAATTTTTCAGCAGCCAGGCGTGCAGCAATAGCGCTATCCATGCCACCACTTAGAACTACTACAGCTTTAGAAGCTTCAGGAAATTCTTTCAAAAATATCTCTTTCATAATCACCTCACGAATGAATGATACTCATAAACTCAGCGCGAACTGCAGGATCTTCTAAGAACTTACCACCCAATTTACTTGTGACAGTATAACTATTCTGATCTTCAACACCCCGCTGTTTCACACAAAAATGTTCTGCTTTGATTACAACTGCCACATCTTCAGTTCCTAGAATAAAAGAAAGGGCATGATAAACTTGCTCTGCTAATCGTTCCTGAATCTGAGGGCGTCGAGAAAAATATTCCACAATGCGATTCATTTTAGATAGACCAAGTACTTTATCCTTGGGGATATAAGCGATATGCGCAACGCCGTTAATTGGCCTCAGATGATGTTCACAATCAGACATTACTTTTATATTTTGCTCAATCACCATTTCATTGTATCTCATTTTATTTTCTACTAATGTACATTTAGGGAATTTTTCTGGATCCAGCCCCCAGTAAATCTCATTCACAAACATCTTTGCAACACGGCGGGGCGTTTCTGCTAGACTATCATCACTTAAGTCAAGTCCTAATGTTTCTAAAATTTCCTTAACTTTTTCTTCAATGATATCAATTTTTTGCTGATTTGTCAAGCCATTATCTTTCAAAGGAGTCTGAACCCCAATGCGAAATAAATGTTGGTTGACTCGAAGACCAAGAGTCGCATCAACTTTTGTTTTTTGAAAGCTCATTTCTTTCTCCTTTCCTTACGCAGGATGATTTGAATGTGAATATTTAGGTATCATTTTCAGTTATTGATAACAATTCATCAATATGAGGTTTAGTAATCTGCTCTAGAATTTCGTACGCTTTCTCATATAACTTATCATAACGAGGATCATTTTTTGTTATTGGAACAATCTTATCACCTTTCGTTTCACCAAAATGAACAAAGCATTGCGCTTGAACATCGCCGTCGCACTCAACTAAAGTATAGTCGTTGAACATAAAAATCACCCCTGAAGTATCTTCATCGCCTGTTGTTGAGACTGCGAAACGAAATTTTTCATCACCTTCTTGCTCATACGTTTCAGCTTTCAAGATAATGAAATCAGTTGATTTATTCATTCAATCACCTCACAGGAAATAATATTAGTTGTGTGGAAACTACGCCAACCAACACCTTCTTCGTAAACTTTCATAAGTGTAGGATGGACATCTTTCGTTGGATCAGCCATTTTCGGCTTATATTCTTCAGGTATATTATTGTATGGAAGACAAACCATCACTCGAATACTTCCATCCGCTTTCTTGAATTCAACTTTAATTTTCTTCGTCTTCAATAGGTTCATCAATTCCTGTTTCGTCTTTTCCGCTTCCGTAACAGAATTTTCGTTTAACATATTCATTAATCCTCTTTAGTACATCATCGGTGAAATATTTCTCAGGATTCTCAATAATCGTCTTCCCAAATACTTTCGTGCCATTCTCTAGTTCATAACGAGTACTGACTTTTTTGAATACTCCCGCTTCTTCTGCCAATTCTAATAAACCAAAATAGCGATCAAGGCCTCCATCATAACGAATTAAACATTTTATTTTACTATTCTCTTTCGTCAAGCGACTTTTGATTGCCGTCACTGTGATAATCACTCCTGTTACTTCATTCGTGCTGGTATCACGTTCCTTAGCTTTGCTTAAACCTAATATAGTGCTTGAGGCATATACTGCTCCGCTTCCCCCTGATTGCTTTTTAGACGCATAAGGACCACCTGAGATATCATCATAAACATGATTTGTGACTAACATTGGAATCCCAGCGCGACCCAACTTCAGAGTTAGCACACGAAAAGTAGCTTTAAGTAATTGTGCTCGCGTCATATCTCTGGTATCCTTACCTTCGACGCTATCTCCCATTTCCTTATCAGTTGATAACATACCTAAAGAATCTAAAATGAAAAACAAAGGAGGGCGTTCTTCTTTATCTTGTTTTTCGTAATTGTCGATAATCCGTAAAGCCTGAGTCCTGAATTCTTGAACAGTCGAAACTGGTACAATACCAAAGCGCTTGACATCTATACCGCGCTCTTTCAACATGTCACTCGTAATGGCACTTTCAGTTTCAAAACAAATTACAATGCCATTTTCATTCTGGTCTAAAAAATTCTTTGCTGCTCCAAGGGCAAAGAAAGTCTTACCTGTCGCAGGATCTGCGCCAATAACAACAATCTTATTTCCAGGAAATCCTTTGTAAATATCTCCACTTAAGAGGGCATTCAGGGCATAACTTCCGCTATCAACCCACCCTGAGATATCACCAGCTGCAATACCATCCGCGGCAACACTAGCAAATTCATTACCAGTCAATTTTAAAAAATCAGTGATCGATACCATAAGACTCCTCTTATCTTAAAAGAATGATTCCAACGTCGCGTGAGTCTGTTTACCAACAGACTGTTTATTAATTTTAACAGACTCTTTCGAGGATGTCAATACCTTCATTTGTGACGACAGATCTTCTTCACTGAAAAAATCCATCAAAGTATTAACCTTCTCAGTTTGCCAACCAATGATGTCTGTGAAGCTACGAAGTGGTTCAAGAAATGTCTTTTCAAACTGAAGTTCTCGATCAATGTACTCATCCATCTCAAGCTCAGGTGGAAAGACATCCATGAACGCAATAGCATTATTTCTAACAGGATTGGGTTGCTTTAGATACACAAACTTGATCTTATCTCCATTCCTAATCACAGGATACTTTTTAATCAATCCCGTCGTTCTCAATCGCTCATTATAAACTAATGACGCTTTAACATGTACAGGTGCGCCTAATTTCCATAATTCTCGCCCAGTTGGGTCTATCCATTTATCCAAATCCGTCACCCCACGAGGAAATGCAATGTCCTCAACGGGCACATTCATAAATGTCTCACGGAATTCTTTCACGAATGTATGAAGATCATTTTCATCTTTATTCAATAGTATAAAGAGAGATTTCTCCAAGGCTTTTCTAACGAGTTCTGGTGTGCTAGACCTTGCTGTCTCAATTCCAACTGTCTTCAATTTTGGCTCATTATAACGAACACCTTCATTATCATAAACTTGCAGAATATAATTCTTCTTAGCTCTCCAAATAGCACGATCAGCTATGGCTTCGCGTTTCATATGCATCTTATTTTCAAGTGCATTCATATAAACAGCCAAAGCTTCAAATTTTTCAGAAATCAATGGCTCGAGTACAGTTGAGACAAATTTATCAAGAAAATCAACGATTTTTTGAATTGGAGTGCCTTTAGGCACAATCTTTTCGACTAGAGTATCAAGACGGATGTATGCGGAATCTGTATCATTTGCAACCACATAATCAACCCCATCTGTCTTCAACTTCTTATTCAAAAATTCATTTAAAACATTCGAAATATACCGAATGGTAAACTGTCCTGTTAATGTAATGCCTTCTGCAATATCCGTAGAATAATAACGAAAATGTTCGTTCGCTTGTGCGCCATACAATGAGTTCAAGGTGATTTTCAAGGCCATTTGCATGGCTTCGTAAGTGGCTTCTTTGTTTTTCTTTTCTTTATATAAAGACAGCAATTCTTCATTTGAAAGTTTCGAAAAATCATTCATATTTCAAACCCCGTTTGTCTAATTCAACTTTGATGGCTTCTATTTCACGCTTAACATCAAGCATCATATTCTTGTACTTTTTACGATCATTAAACATCGCTTCCACTAAACGAGGCATCACTCCCTTGAATTTGCGAGTGAAAGTTGCGCCATTAGCTGTCATAGTCAGATCTCTTTGTTTCAAAAAACTTGTATCATAAGACATATCAAGCAACTTATCAACCAAATTACCAACAGCAGGATCGACAGCTGTTTCTGTAGATAAGTTATATTGCATTATGATAGAAGGATACAGAGAAGTCAAATCGAGACTCACCACCCATTTGTATAGACCAGGCACAGGATCTTTCACATAAGCGCCTTCAATGTCCCCTGAACTTTTTCTTCGAATATGTGGCGGAATCTGAATCCCTTCTTGACGGAGCTTATTATACACTAATGTATCCCAAAAACGAACCTGAGAAAAAATTTCATTCATTCGTACACGGCCCATGAATGCCATTGTGAGCGCCAAGAACATAAAGTTCAATTTCTTATCAAGATTCTCAACCAACTGTACGTCATGAATATTATAATCCATAAACAATTCATAGTTAGTGTTATAAAGATTCATCAAGTTTCCATACTCGGAATAATCAACCTTTCGTTCACCTAATTCAACATGTGAAACAAAATCAAGCGAATAACGTTCAAGTTTCTTGTAACTAAACTTCTTGTACAACTCAATATAATCAAATATGGTCACACCTAAGATGCGATAGCTCTTTTGTCCACCTTGAATTTCAAGTTCACTAAAAACTTTAGAAGTATGATTACTGAAAGGTGATAATTTAGCCGCGACTTTTTCGCCTAAGACATTAGTGATACGGTTGATGAGATAAGGAATATCAAATCCTTGGATATTCCAGCCTGTGGCAATATCTGGCTTCAAACGACTCCAATAATTTACAAATTTGATTAACAAATCCTTTTCATCTTCACATAAGACATATTCATCATTCTCATTCTTTACTTTGTAGGGTTTAATACCCCAACTTACAAATTTGTTATCACCGAAACATTTCAATGTGATCGAAATTATTTCTTGATCAGCACGATCAGGTGAAGGAAATCCATTATCAAATCTAGTTTCTATATCGATATTGGCTATCACAAATTTCGAAATATCAAATTCAATTTCCTCAGGATAACGATAAGCCAGAAACTGATGTACAAGACTCGTTTGGCCATGAATTGGCGTGATATCCTTATACTCTCTAATGAATTCTTGTGCATCACTAATCTTAGTAAATTCAACGCGACTAAGACTTTCGCCTCTCAAGCCCCGAGCATCTTTACGTCCACCTTCAATAAATAGCTCAATTGGAAAACTATCAATAACTTCCATTCGTCTTTCTTGACCATCCCAATATCGATGAAAAATGCGAGATCCTTGTTCATCAGCAAACATATAAAATTCTTTCATCGGTAAACCTCCATGGACTTCAGCCATCTTTTAGTAGATTCGTTCAAAATAGTAAGCTTCGCTTTCTTGTCATTATTTCTCGTGACTTTATTCGTAGTAATGTTCAAATTGGGCAGAAGAATAGATATGACTGAACTTTTCAAAGATGAGACATCTAATCATCTGAGTCATACTAAATTTTGGAGTAACATTGCATACTTTGCCGCAACTCTTGCTTTTCTTAGTTTGAATCTGTTCAGTACTACCATACCAGATTCTCTTGAGATGATCTGGTTGATATATCTCGGCGTCGTTGCCAGCAATGCTGTTGCCAGTAAGTGGATCAGCTATAAGTATAATGCATTCCAAACAAAAAAACAATCAACATATACATCTGAAGAGTGTGATGATGAAGACTACGAAGAAATAGTACCAAAGAGAAGAAAACGTTCTCGTGCTTCAAAAATTGACAATCCTGATGAATGAGAAGCGGAGATTTTTGTTCCCCGCTTCTCTCACCATTTAACTCGGTTTAGAGCTTGAGTGTATTCTTCGCTTCTACTATACCAGAACCGAAGACCTGATTGTAGTAGTTTCGAAGTTCGGCAATGGGCGTGAATACTTGACCATACAAACAATCACTCGGCTTTACCGTGATCGATTGTTCTTCCATCATATTCAAGAAAGGAATGAGAGTGACATTATCACGCGTGGCTACTGCAAGTACAGGTTTATTGATCTTGTAGTTGCCCTCCATGTCTTCTTCAAAATCACCTATCACAAGTCCTGTATTCAAGAAAACTGCTTTGGTTGCCATACAATTACCTCATTGACCAGTTGAACCAAATCCACCATCACGTTCAGTCTTTTGTTTAGGTGCCTCAGCTAAAGAATTAAAGACGACTTGATGAATGGGAACTAATTCTGCTTGAGCTATGCGATCTCCTTGCTTAACAACAAGACGTTCTTTGCTCTGATTAGAAACAATGATATAAGTCGGATTAATATAATCATGATCAACCACACCGACACTGTTTGCTAACGACATGCCAAATTTCAGAGCATTCCCACTCCTAGCATAGATCAACATTTTCCATCCTTCAGGAATATCAAAAATCAGATTCGTGGGAATGAGAGCTCTTTCTCCTGAATCAATTACTACGCCTTGGACGTTATCATACTCAGGAAATCTCTGAACGAGACGCTCTGTTTCAAAATTAGAAGAAGTGTGAACCCTAACAGCCCTAACCCCAGAAAAGTCAGCATACAAATCAAAACAAGCGCTTCCAGCAGTAGCATAAGTTGGCGTTCTTGCCGTGTCAGATAATTTGTATACACCAACAGAGATCCGAGGTCTGGTAATGACTTCGTTCGACAAGTATGTTTGCACTGCATTTGAAAGATTTGCTGACATAGTCACATTTAATTTCGTCTCATCCACCACGATCGTTTCATCAGATAATTCTTCTTCATCCATATCAGGCTCAACAGGAACCATCTCAATCACTCCAAGATCAATCGTTTCAGCTTTCTTCGAATTGCGACGTTTTTGAGTAGTCATTTTCTCACCTTCTTACCAATATTATACTTCGCTTGCAAATTCCAATTTTCTTTTTCCTTGTAAGGAATCACTACTGTTTTGACAGTTCGGTCAAATTCAGGCAACTCCTTTTTCAGCTTAACCAAACCCCATTGCTGTAACATACTCGCAATCAAAGCCGTTCGATCTAAATCCTGCTGAGTAAGTTCAGTTCTATCATCACGCCCATCCAGCAGAAAGAGCTGCTTGAAATGAACAATGTAGTATCTGCCTTTCTTGTGCAAGATATGGCAACTTTGCCAAAGAGTAGGCTTTTCCTTACCAGATTTCCTACTTGCAATCCCGATGCGAGTCAAAGTTTCCTTGATTTTCAGAAACTCATTGTTATCAACAGGTTCAATTTCAATGAAAGTTTCTAGAAGATTTTCTTTGTCACTCATTTTTTCCACCTTTTCCACCTTTTGTCAATTTTTGTTCAAGTTCAGAAATTTTGTCGATTAATAATGGCAAGACCTCTTTAGCACGGCGATAAGAATAGCCATAGTACTCTTGAATCACAGCAATCTTATCCTTATCATCCTCATTTTTAGCCCATTTACCGTAACGTCGCTTTTTCGGTACGCCATGATATAAGAATGCATAATGCATATCTTTATCAATATTATACAAGCTATTTAGCTCGTTAGCCAAGAAAACCAAATCCCTGTGCTGACTAAGAGCACGATTCACCATATACGGCTGATAGCTTTTCAGCTCATCCGAAGAAAGAAATCCTCCTTTCTTCTCGTATATATTGTTGATGATATCAAACAAGCCTAATTTTTCACTCATTTGAATTCCACCTGTGCCATGATTTCAGTTAACATTGCCACCAAATTGATCTCCTTATCCATCACGAAACTGTTTTTGTAATCATACTGTGCTAAAGTCAAAACCAGTTGAGGAATGCTGCCTGGTTTCACATATTCCTCTGCTCTCTCATAAAGAGCTCGGCAGATCAAATTAAAATCATTATCTAAATTATCAGCCACCCATTTACGCATTTCTGGCCACTTACTAGTATCACGAAGATAACCATAAAGCTTTCGAATATTATCATCACTTAAGCTAGTAAGAACCGTATTCTTAAGTACCCCACCAGATGAATGACGCTGAAGTTCATTCAGAATCTTTCGAAAATCTGGGAAGTACTTAACGAGTATTTGCGCAAGTATTTTCTTATCAAATTCAACGCCTTCCTTGGCGAGAATTTCTTTAACACGACGGTCAAAAGCAATGACCAGTTCTTGTTTCTCATCCTTTGAGAAATGAAAATCAACCACTGCACAACGACTCTTCAACGGATCAATGATTCGATTAGCATAATTTGCCGTCATAATGAAACGACAATTTTTGCTAAATTCTTCAATGAAGTTTCGAAGTGCAGGTTGCGTTGAATTAGGATTCAGATAATCTGCCTCATCGAGAATTACCACCTTATAACTACTCGTAAATGACATAGTTGAAGCAAAACTACGAATAGTTGTACGTAACGTATCAATATTACCATTCTCAGAGGCATTGATCATCAAATAATCCAAACCCAACTCATTACAAAGCGCTCTTGCGACAGTAGTTTTACCTGTCCCTGGTCCTCCGACCAAGAGCATGTTTTGTAACTCACCTTTTTCAACCATACTAATAAAATAATCCTTCAAACGATCAGGTAAAATACAATCAGCGATTTTTTGAGGGCGATACTTTTCGACCCATAAAAATTCTTCACGATCAGCCATAGTATTACCTCAATCAATTATTCAGATTCAAGAGCAACAAAATATTCGAGGCTGGGAGTTTCTTTGGTAGCTTCTGCTTTGAATTGCGCAATACCTTTCTTCGTCATCGCAACCTCATAATCAGTTGGAATCAACTTAAGATTTTCAACTTTTAGTATATATTCAAAAGTATCATCTTCAGAATCAATTGGCATTTCAATCGTATATTCATTTCCAACACCATTGCGATTAAAGACTTTCAATCCTTCTTGAGTTACTGCGAAATCCTTCAATTTCATCACCGCAGCTGCTTTCAAAATCTGCTCTAACTGCGACTTAGTTATCGTAAAAGTCGCATCAGGCGTTGGCATAGCAATATTTTTATCAGGAGGACTTACAATCACACTCGGGTTACTGTAGAAATATTTAACCCTCATATTACCTTCAGAAATGACGAAATATTCATCCTTGAATTGAAGCTCAGGATCATTGAAAAGACTTACTGTCGATAAAAATTCGCTCAAATCATAAATCGCAAAATCCCTTGGAAATTCATCTGCAACAACAGCAGTGGCAAAAATATTTTTCATGACGCTCATGGTTCTGAGCACATTACCTTTACGGAAAAGAAGACCTTGGTTGATACCATTAAAATTCTTCAATACTTCAACAGTCTGCTTAGATAATTTCATTTGAATCCTCCATCTAAATTATCACCACCAGGAAAAACAATTATACCACAAAGACTCTCAAATGTCAAGCAAAATTTGTCATCTTGCTGAACCCATTTTCCTTGCTGAAGCTGATGCTGCTGTGGAACTTATCTGCTAGCTTATCAGGCGTATGGCTGATGACGAAAACATTCGTGTTCTTCATTTTGCCTAACAACTCAACAAAAGCATCCACGCCTGCTTGATCCATCGAACTATCAAAAATTTCATCAAAGATGAGTAAATTAGT